ATAAAGGCATCAAAATTAGTTTCTCGTATTGCTTGTATCATATAATATATAATAGAAAAGACTCTTATTTATTTGGTTATGATAGTTCTTAAAAAGAAAAGAGTGGCAATAAGCCACCCTAATCCAAGAATATATGAAAACTACTAATTAAGATTTATGAAGTAGCTGGATTTCCTGCACCAAAATTAAATCCTGCATTATCGAACGGTATTGTTGTGTAATCCGCCACCATTGGAAATGGGTCTGCCTCGAGTCCATCGAAGGTTAAAGTATAACCATTTCTATCTCCAAACCCAGCGCCACTATCAGCAGTACCTGCATTTAATGACATTCCATTTACTACACCTAAGCCAACTATTACATCATGCCCATTAGCAAGTGTAGCATTTAATTGAGCAAAACAAACCACCTGCGTCTGCCCAAGGAGCTTGATTTCGTTTTGGTCCTCTTTCGTGAGTCGGTTAAGAATCATTGAAACAGTAGGAGTATAGAAAAGCGTTCCGTTCTCGGTGCTTCCTGTTATTGTTTCATTTATTGTTGTTGAACCTCTCGGAACTGTATATCTATAGAGAATATTAGAAGTCATTTCAATATCAGTTATTTCTGAAGATGATACTACAATTCCTGTTCCATCTATTGGTGCTGTGAATTGGTCATACACTCCAAAGTATATGTATTTCACTCCACCGCTGACTCGGTTGCAATCGAGTCCTCTCCC